CCCGAATATGTCGAACGTATTAAGCGTTCCTATTCAGGCGTCTTCAAACGGCGCATGATCGACGGCGAGTGGGTTGCCGCCGAGGGCGCAATCTTCGACACCTTCGACACCGCCACCTACGCCGAGGGCGGCCACGTCATCCCCTGGGCCGATATCCCCAAGGTTGAGGCGCTGATCGGTGTCGGCATCGACCAAGGCTCGACCAACCCGACCTCCGCCATCGTCCTCGCCCTCGTCCGCCTCGACGAAGCCTGGCGACTCATCGCCGTCAACGAATGGCGATACGACGGCGCGACCGACACGGCGCGGATGACAAACGTCGAGCAGGCCGAAGCGATCACGAAGTGGGTGCGGGCAGGTGGCCACGTACCCCAGCAAAAGAGCCTCTTGCCGAAGTTGATCTACGCCGACCCCGCAGCCGCCGACTTCCGCGAACAGATGCGACGCCTCCGCGCCTCGACCTGGCCGGCAGACAACAACGTCACCGAAGGTTTGAAGCTCGTCTCGTCGCTGTTCAAAAACCGACAGCTACTCGTCGCCGACCGCTGCACCGGCCTGATCGGTGAAGCCCCCGGATACGTGTGGGATCCAAAAGCGACCGAAAAGGGCGAAGACAAGCCCGTGAAGGAAAACGACCACTCATGTGACGCCCTGCGTTACGTCGTCAAAACCTCGACCCACAAGTGGTCGCGGCTTGTTCTACCGAAGGGAGACCGTCTTGCTACCTGACGATGGTCGCCGCCGCGAATGGCCACCTAAAGAATACGAACCCGGGTTCGAGCAGATGGCCGACCACGGCACCCTCTGGCGCGGCATCCCCGACGAGCTGACGGAACAAGACGACTACCCGTCGCACGCGGTACACGTGCCGCTCCCGCAGGACATCACCGAAGCCTCAGCCGACCTCCTGTTCGGTGACAAGCCCACCGCCCGCGTGCCGGGCAAGGGCGACGACACCGACACCCCCGAACGGAGAGCGCAGCAGGAAGTTGTGGATCACGTCTACAACACGCCGCACATGCAAGCCACCCTCCTCGAAGGCGCAGAAGTCGCGTCCGCGTTCGGTGGCGTCTACCTGCGAGTCGGGTGGGATGCGCAGTTGACTGACCGGCCGGTGGCGCAGGTCATCGACCCGATTAGCGCGGTGCCAGTGTTCCGGTTCGGTCGCCTCGCCTCGGTCACGTTCTGGACGGACTACGAAACCCGCCGCGACACCTACCGCCTGTTGGAAGAGCACACTCCCGGCCGCATCGAATACGCGCTCTATAAGGGCCGCCAAGTCGAGCTGGGCCAGCGGGTACCGCTCGAAGAGGTCGAGGCCGTCGCGCACCTCGCACGCATCGTCGACGCCGGGTCAGGGGTCAACACGGGCACTGACCGGCTCACCGCGATCTACGTGAAAAACCAGGCACCGAACCGACTCTTCCGCACCGGCCAACTCCGCGAATACGGGCGCTCCGACTTCGCGGGCGCGGAGCATCTGTTCACGCAACTCGACGGCATCTACGGGTCATGGATGCGCGACATCCGCCTTGCCCGTGCGCGTCTGATTGTGGATGAGCAGCTTGTCGAGCCGCTCGGCGGCGGTCGTGGTGCGGAGTTTGACGAGGATCGGGAAGTGTTCACGACCCTCGAAATACCCGGGTCGGACAAGGGCGGGCTGATCACGCCGACACAGTTCGCGATCCGTGTCGAAGAGCACCGCGAGTCGATGCTTGAAACCACCGCGCTCATACTTCGCCGCGCCGGGCTCGCTGAGTCCACCTTCGGCGCAGCAGAAGGACTGGAGACCGCGACCGGCATCAAGGCCAAGGAACGCATGTCCGTGCGGACGCGGGCGAAGAAGATCGGGTTTTGGCGCACCGCGCTGGCCGAGCTGATCATGACGCTCGCAGACGTGAACAGCTTCGTGTTCGGCGGTGCCCGGCTCACGACCGAGCCTGACGTTCGGTTCCCGAAGGAAGCGCAACTCGACCTCGACAGCCTCGCGGGCACGCTCTCGCAGCTCCGCGCAGCACAGGCCATGTCCGTCGAAACGATGGTGCGCATGGTGCACCCGGACTGGGATAGCCAGACCGTGAACGACGAAGTCGCGCGGATCAAGCAGGAGAACGGCCTCACCGAAGTCGGGAGCCCTGACCTGACCAACCTCTGAGGGGTGGGCCATGTGGCAGCAGACGATTGACGAGCTGGCCACATACATGGCGACGCTCTACGCCGACACCGAAACCTACCTCCTCGAAGTCCTCGCCTGGCGACTCGAACGAGACATGACGGTGTGGGATGACGACGTTGCCCGCCTCCGATTGATCAACCAGCTCAGGACGGTCACGGCGGCAGAGGTCGCACGGTTGGTCGAGGCGCGCCCCATCCTCGCGGAATGGGTCGCACAGACAGCGGTCGAGGAGGGCGCAGCAGGCATCCGTGATGTCCTCGCGAGCGTCCTCCCCAACACCCCCGCGGGCGTGCCGCTCGGCCAGGCCGGGCTGTATGCGCAAACGGCGGTCGCGGTCGACCTCGCGTCACGCATGGACGATGTCACCAACCGGGTCTTGCGGTTCCCGCAGGACATCCACCAGAAGATGCAATCCGTCCTCATCACACGGAAGCTGACCGGGCAGCAGCACACGATCCAGTTCCAACGGGAGATGCTCAGGGATTGGTACCGGTGGGGCATCCCCGCGTTCACCGACGTGTCAGGACGTACCTGGCGGGCCGGTTCCTACGTGGAGATGGTGACCCGTACCGGGGCGCAGCGTGCGTTGACGGAGGGCCGCAAAACCCAACTCCAGCAGTCCGGGTTCACGTATGGGCTGATTCAGGAGTTGTCGTCAGCGTGTGACCGGTGCGCGCCGTGGGCGGGGAAGGTTGTCGCGCTCGACGGCGACGCCTCCCCACGGTCGACGACGAACCTGATCACGGGCCGGCCGATCACGGTACGGCCTAAGGGCACTCTCGAAGACGCCCGTCGCGCGGGATGGCAACACCCGAACTGTCGCGGCACGTTGAACGCCTACATTCCCGGCGCTGACACCACAAGGTTCGAGCGGCCCGACACCGACGAGTTGAACGAGGCCGAAGCCGCCCTGCGCGAGACCGAACGCGACATCCGCCAAGCGAAGCGCGACCTCGTCATCGACCCGACCGACATGCAGGCGAAACGCGACCTCCTCGACGCGCAAGCGAAGGCCCGTGCGCTGACCGCTGAGCACGACATCGCCCGCCGCCCCTGGCGGGAACAGCTCGATTGGTCGGGCGACCGTATCGGCCGCACCCAACGATCCACACCCAAGAAACCCCCTCGTCGCGGCAACCCGCCACGACTTACCTAGCTCGATGCTTTAGGAGTCTCGATGACCACGATCACCCCGAACGATGTCGCCCCGCAGGAGCCCACGGATGGGCAGGAGGAGGGCGCGCAGGCTCAGGCCAATCAGACGCCCGACCCGGCCCCGCAGGAAGCCCAGCAGGGCGAGCAGGAGGGCAAGACGTTCCCCGAGTCGCACGTGAAAGACCTGCGACGCGAGAACGCCGCCCGCCGCGACGAAAACAAGCAGCTCCGCACCGAACTCGACTCGCTCAAGCAGGCGCTCGGCAAGGCCCTCGGGTTCGGTGACGACACCGACAGCCAGAGCATCGAGCAGACCGTTGAGCAGGTCACGGGCGAGCGCGACAAGTACCTCCAGGAAGCGACCGCTGCACAGCGTGAACTCACCGCGCTCCGCGCCGCCACCAAGGCCGGTGTCGACGCAGACCGCCTCCTCGACTCGCGCCGCTTCACCCAGAAGCTCGACGCCCTCGACCCCACAGCCAGCGACTACACCACCCAGGTCGAGTCGCTCATCAAGACCGCAGCGCAGGACGACCCTTCGCTGACGCTCAACCCCGCCCCGGGAGCGTCCGGCACGCACGAGCACCAGGGCAACCACACCCCGCAGGACCAGACCGACATTTCCTGGTTCCAGAAAAAGTTCTACGCCGATAAGTAAAGGACAACCCTCATGGCGCACGACCTAATTGTTATGAAGAAGATGGCGACCGGCATGCTGGCCGCCCTCTCCGAAAAGCTCCTCTTCACGCCCCTCATTTCGCGTGACTTCGAGACCGACCTGACCGGCCACGGCCAGGGCGACACCGTCGATATCAAGATTCCTGGCGCGTTCGTCGCGAAGGACTTCGACCACGAGACTGGGATTGAACTCCAGGACATGGCGGAGACCTCGACGAGCGTGAAGCTCGACACCATCAAGGATGTGTCGTTCGAGCTGACCGACACCGAGTTCCGTCAGGACGTCACGTCGCTTCAGACGCAGTTCCTCGACCCCGCGGGCACCGCGCTCGCGGAGCAGGTGAACGCCGACATCCTCGCGAAGCTCATCGCTGAAGCGACGAAGGAAGTCGGCACCGGCTCGGTTGATGCCCGCCCGTACTCGTACCAGACGCCGCGTGTCCTGATCGACGCGAAGGCGCAGCTCGGGCAGGCGCGCGCGCCGCTCGCGAACCGTTCCGCCGTGATCGGTTCGGACACGGCCGCGTACTGGCAGGGAACCGACCTCCTGATCCGTGCTGACCAGCGTGGCGACACTGTCGGCCTGCGCGAGGCGACCCTTGGCCGCCTCGCGGGCTTCGATGTGTACGAGTCCGTGGACATCGTTCAGCCTGCTGCTGGCGGCACTGAGGGCACCCCCTCGACTGAGGTTGGTGTGGCGTTCCACAAGCAGGCAATCGCTGGCGCGTTCACGTCGCTGGAGTCGGCGGCTTCGGCCGAGTCGGCTACCGCGTCCGCGAACGGCCTCAGCATTCGCCTGACCCGCCAGTACGACATCATCCACAAGAAGTCGATCATGTCGGCCGACATCCTGTACGGCCTGAACGCGATCCGCCCTGAGTGGATCACCCTCATCAAGGGTGCCGACAACTAGCGAGGAGGCGGCAATGCCGTACATCTACACCAACAAGAACACCGGTCAGGAAGTGCTCTCGGAAGAGCGCCGTCTTGACCTCGTGGGCTGGTCGCGCTGGTCGGAGCTGGAGGTCGACGACGAGCAGGTCGACGAGACTCTCAGCTTCGACTCGCTGACCGTCGCGCAGCTCGACGCCTACGCGGCAGAGCACGGCATCGAGTTCCCAGAGGGCGCGCTCAAGGCCGACAAGGTCGCGATCCTCGCAGGCGAATAGCAGGAAGGAGGGGGCGCGATGACTGACTGGATCACCGCCACAGGCGACACCACGGAGGCCGACGCTGCACGGGCGAACCGTGCCGTGGACTACCTCATCTCGGGTGCCGTGTATGTGGCCGACTCGGATGGCGCACCCTCCAACTCACGCCAACGGGAAGCATGCGAGACCGCAGCCCGACTGATCGCTGACCACTTCACGGCTGGTGGTGACGAGGGCGGCGCTGTCTCTATCGGGTCGCTCCAGCTCTCCGCCACCGACACCACGTCGGTCGGCAGTGGCTGGGGCGACGCCGTACGTGTACTGCGCGGTGCCGGGCTCGGGTGGGTGGTGAACTGATATGCCGCTCCCGCGTCGCGTGAAGCTGTTCACGGCCGTGCTGGAAGGCATCACCGTCGACACCCCGGAAGGGCCACTCCACGGCGAACCACGGGCGCTCCCCTGCTATCAGGAGGAGCACCACGTCAAAGTCACCGTCGAGGGCGGCCAGGAGGCTGTTTCGACGGTGCAGGTGTGGCTTGACCCCGTCGATGTGGGGCTGGGCGACCGCGTCACAGTGACGAACTCGGCCGGCGAGCAGCGCACCTTGAGGGTGCTCGCTGTCGACCGCTACGACGGGTCACGACGCGCCGCCCACGTCGCGCTCAAACTCGGATAGGAGACCAGCATGTCGGTCAACATCCAGTGGCACGACCCGGACATCCCCGGCCTCGCCGCGCAAGCCCTGAACAACGCCGTCGAACACGTCGCCCCCGCAGTCACCGCGCGCACGCCCCGCCTCGAAGGCGACCTGCGCGCGAGCATGGTCGTCCACCACGCCAGTGAGGGCGATCTAGAGGCAGGGGTCACGTTCCACTCCCCCTACGCCCGCCGCCAACACGAGCTAGAAACCCCGAACCGTACCGAACCCGGCACAACGGGGCACTATCTCGAAGGGCCGTGGATGGAGGAGGAAGCAGCGATGCGCGCCATCCTCGCGAACACAATGCGAGGAGGCATGCAGTGAGCCTGCAACGGGCGATCCTCACCGGTACCGCAACCCATCTCCACAACCTCGGGGTGGGTTTTTTCATGCCCGCACTCCCGCCCGGCACGCCGTGGCCGATCTACCTCTACGAGTGGGGTGCCGCTGACGAGCAGATCGTCGTCAACATCCCTCTCACGGTGCCCGATGCGGTGGCGTTCGACACGTCACTCCAGGTACTCGTCCGAGCCGTAACCGACCAGGCCGCCGAACTGAAAGCGGCGCAGGTGACGGACGCGCTCTCACCCTCCCCGTTCCCGCGCATCGGTGGTGTCGACCTCCACCAGATCGCTCACACCTCGATTGCCCGCCTCGGCAAAGACGCAAACGGTCGCGCCATGTGGGTCACCAAATTCCGGCTATACGGCCACAACTCTCAGTAAAGGAACAAGCGATGACTGACTTCGCTGATGTGAAGCCCACCGTGGGCGCGGCATCGAACAGCTACGAAAAGATTCTCGACATTCAGGCGTACGGCACCGGTACGCCGACCGAAGAGGCGTGGGTGAACGTACCCGACATCACGGCGTTCAACCCGACCCGGCCCCCGATCACAGCAGACACGTCGACCTGGGCCCACAAGGGTGGCACGTCGACACAGAAGACGGGCGAGTCGTTCTCCGCGACGTTCAACGTCCTCAAGATTCGCAATTCTGAGGACAACGACTTCCAGGACTACTACCTCACGCTTCTGCGCGCGTCGGA